AAATGAAATGAAATGAAATGAAATGAAATGGAATCGAATCGAATCGATTCGAATCGAATGAAAATGCGTAATATATTTATGTTATCAATCTTACTATAAATATATTCTAATGAGTGACACAACCAGTATTGATGATCTGCCTTTAAGTAGTCAAACAGCCGGTTTAGGCGGAAATTACGGTGGCGGTGGCGGCGCACCTCTCATCTACTCTCCCAATGTAAGCACCGACCCATCATTTCAAAACCAGCAACATTCGCAGCAAATCCCAGGAAATGTAATGAATGAAGTACTTCAAGGTGTCCAGCGTGCCAGTGCCAATGGAATGACAATGATACCGACGAGAGATATTCCGATGAACCCGAATTCATTTACGCACGATGACCAGGCGAGGCCGAATTATGTCCCGCAACCTAAGACCGTCCATTTTCAAGACGACGGCGGCACGGGCACAGGAGGTGAACGAGACTATATCCGTGATCACACATCTATGGAAAGTATCGTTCGTGCCAATACTCGCCAATCCAATCAAATCGATACCATCGAGGCGATTTATTATGATCTTCAAATGCCAATACTTCTCGGTGTTCTCTATTTCATTTTCCAGATGCCCGTATTTCGCGCCCAACTGCTTCATTTTCTGCCATCCTTGTTTGGCGAAGATGGGAATTTCAAAATGATAGGACTCACTGCTACGAGTGCGATGTTTGCGGGTTCATTCTTCGTGATTATGAAGGTGTTCAACAAACTGGGTGAAGGTTTGAGGTAGGTAGGAATATTATATAGGGGTAATGTAATAATGGCAGTTACAAAAGAAGGTTGGATTGATTGGGGAAAGAATGCGTTCAAAACTGCTGTGGTTGCAACTAAAGCAATAGCTAGGCTTAAAGGTCCAGAGGAAACTTTTGAACAAGAATATAATGATGGGGTCGAATTTGAAAAAAATGGGGACGATATAGAGATGGTGTTACAACAAGATCGTGCTGACCATACTAAAGATAATGAATTAAAAAAACAACAAAAAGATTATTATGATTGGGCAATAGAAAAATATAAAGTTGCATATCGAGGGACTATGTATATACACCATATTCCTGCGTTATTTCGTCTGAAGGACCTGCTTCTTAAACTTGTCGACCAAAAAAAAAAATATATACATATACAGCCGGTTGCGAGGCTTGAGGAGGAGGGGCAGAAGCTGCCTACTGGGCCTCTTCTCCCAGATGCTCATAACATTATGGTACAAACTGAGGTTATAGGTTTATTTAAATCGGCTATAACAAAACTTGAAGAATTTATTCAGTTAGCTAAAAAGCGGACTGACTATTTTAAAGAGTACAAAGAAGAATTATCAAATGATCTTCCTAAGGCTCTAGATGCGTTATCTGAATTAAAATATAACGGTTTGATAGTTAATTATACGGATAGTGGCGCAAATAAAACACTTAGATTAATTGAACCCGACTATGAAAAAGCATATCTATTGTCTCTAGACGCGTATAATTTAAATGTAGAAGAGCATAGGCATCTGAATCTTCTAATGAATTTGGCCTTTAGATACTATCAATATTATCTGGATACAATCAAACGATTTGGAGAAATTAAGAAAACAAAAATAATGTTAGAGGAAATAAAAACGTATTTAAGACAATATATAACGGAAGCGGAGAAGGTTGATAGAAATAAGGAACAAGACGACGACCTGAGTGAGGCGAGGGGATTATTAGAGTTTCTAGAAAGAAAAAAGCCATCTTTTACTACAAAAAAAGGAAGCAGCAGACTTGGATCAATTAGTGAAGAAGAAGAAGAAGGAGAAGAAGGAGAAGAAGGAAAAGAAGGACCGGGCTGGGGCTCGGGCAATTGGGGTGTAGGTGGAAAATCAATCAAACATAGATCAATCAAACGTAGATCAATCAAACGTAGATCAATCAAACGTAGATCAATCAAACGTAAAAGTAAAACATATAAAAAAACAAGACGCAACTATAGAAAAACTAAAAGTTATTACAAAAAATAAAATATCTATTCATCCTTCTTTTTATCACGTCGACGTGTCACCTTCGTGCCTTTCTTCGCAGTCCCTTTCGCGGTCCCTTTCACGGTCTTCGCGTGTTCCAACGGAATATACCGCAAGAACCACTCCTCATATTCTCGTGTATCCCGCTTCCCTTTCAATTCTTCATATTTCTTCGTCTTTTCAAACCGCATCGATTCCAATGTAGGTTGTTCACCATAACAATTGATACTGAACCGCCGTAATAACCCAGTCTGTTTGAGGCGGTTATGTTGCTGGACGTCGAACAGAAATTGTGACATACATAAAATACGGTTAATATCGTAATACACTCGATCCGCATAAATAAACGCCAAATAAAAACTCAACATTGTATCTATCGTCGCAATACGGATTGTATCACTATCAATCCTTATTGTATTATAACTATGACACGCGAGAGGTTTGTATAAGAACGCAACGACCTCTTCACCAACACGAATATCATAATGCTCGGAGATGACCTCGCCGACACCCTTATGTTTCGTATATTTGACTCCGGGGTATTTATTCTTGGTGAGTTCACGGACGACCTCATCGCATAACGCACGCGGGTCTTCAGAGAGAATATCGAAATCGGGGATTTTATTGACGATACGTCGCTGATGCTTTGGCATATACCGCGAATACAGGATATTCGCATACCCACCGAAAAATACCGCCTTGTTTTTAATAAATACATCCCGGACAATATTGTAAATATCGGTTTGTTGAAGGAGTGTCTCTCGGTTGGTAGAATATGAAATCTTGGATGCGTCGACAGAGTAATGGGACTTGGACCGGGACCGGGACCGGGACCGTGACGCACTTTCACCGTTCTCGCCCTTGTCCTCGCCCTTGTCCTCGCCCTTGTCCTCGCCGTCGTCTTTATCTCTACGAATATCTCTCGATGAAATCGAATAAATAACAAATTCATCATCATCTTGGAGTAATCTCTCGTATCTTACATTTAAGTTATACCGATGTGTTACTTTATCTTCTTCAATGTTATACGTATAATCCCCAATGGTTTCCTCGTGTTTGCTTACATTGTGAAACAAATGACGCATATACTCTGCGAGGGAATGATGATTACGCTTGATTTGAGAGATTGCCTTTCGTTTGACAGCGGTCTCACTTTTGAATATTCCGCCGCCTTTTTTCACGGACCGGGACTTGGACTGTGACCGAGACTGCGACCGGGACATGGACCGAGACCGAGACCGAGTCCGTGACGCACTGATTTCCCCCGTGTTTTCATCCGTCGCACCTTCAAACCCCCTTTGATACTCTATTTTATCACACTGATACCCCTTAAGGGGGTAATGTGTATTCAACAATGTCAATCGTTTCTGTACTTTTTCCCAGCGTGATACATCGCCATCCGGCCGCGATAATTCTAAATACATCGCCATCCGAAGAAAGTCGGGCGGAGCATACCGTATGTCACTTTTAATAATCGCATCTTTGGATATCGCTTTGAATAAATCCGGCTCCATTTGGGTAATATCCGCGATTCCAGTGAAATTCACGAAGACCTTATATGTCCCGTGATGGACGCCGGATTTGGCCTCGACATCTTCATACCCCGCCTTATAATAAATATCCGCCAATTCTTTCGCGTGGTCAAGTGCGTTATCCGAATAAAAGTCGTAATCGGGTAATTCAATATCCTTATTATAAAATTGGGCGTCTTCAGGTAAGATATTATTGATCGCAGTCCCGCCATAACACACCAGTTTTTTATCCGCGATAAACTTCTCTACAATCGAGATGATTTTCTTTACTTCGGGATCACGCATTACTTCGACGCCTTTCCGGTTTTCAACCTTGTCTACCGCTTGACGCAATATTTCCAATTCCTTATCTTCATAGGATTGAGTTTTTTCTTCATCGTCGGTCTCCTTATGTTTACCGTGGGGTTTATATTTTCCCGGCATTATTATATTTTCGTTATGATGATATAATAATGATATATAAAAAATTACATTGTGAATTTGAACCCACCGGCAGCTTCCGCGGGTCTGGATTCCATCGACGACTTCGGGTTGGGTGGTGCGGGGGGAGCAATTGTAATCGGGACATATCGCAGATCCTCCGGCTTCAGTATAAAGCCATAACCAACCGACGCGAATTTATCCTCATATGCTTTCAGTTTCTCGTCACGTGCCTCCTCTTGAAAGCACATTGCTACGAGTTGACATCCCCAGGTAAATGGACCATTGTGTCCGTCGTTCATCGGTCGACCGCTCTTATCCGGAACAACGAGGCACATATTCTTCTTATTCGCGTCTTTAAATGCTTGCGGATCTCCGACATTTTTCACGCCGAAAAAGGTATACTTCGAGAGAAATAACGACTTTGAGCTCATATTAATCAATTCAAATAATTTGGTATTACGATATACCTGATTCGTTCCATCCACTATTAAAATCACCTTTCCTCTCAATGAACTAACATCCTCATTACCTAAATCCTTGGAATGATATTCACGCCCATATTTTGGACCCAGTAAATTACGCGCCATCGTCTTACTTTGTGAGATGACTTTCGCAAGTGCGTCATACATTGTGACATTACGCGACATAATACGCATATGGATAATAAAGGGGTCATTGGGATTGGGACATTTCGATCCAGAAAACGCATAACTGCCTAATACTTCAAACGCTTCGGAAACCGGAATATGATTATAGGTCTCTTTATAATTAAACGAATTCACCGATGAAGACGCAATAACAGGTTGGTTGTCAACTGAGAAAATTTCAAAATCGATACAACGGCAACCTCGCGCGAGAACATAAAGACACGCGTCCATACTCACAGTCGAATTTTTGAATTTATCCGGATTGAACGCATTATATGCGGTTTTAATGTAATAATCGCGGAGTTTGAACCGGCTTTGACTGTCTTCCGGATTCATAGAAGTCAATTTATTGTCTATCATTTTTTTGGATTCCTGGTCGGGATTGTCGAGGCCTTCTTTTACAGTGCCGATAATCGGCGGTACTGACGGCGACGACGACACCGACGACACCGACGACACCGGCACCGACACCGGCAGCGTATTGACGACACTACTATCAAACACCGTTCCAGCCTTACGACGTTGATGTATCGTCATTTCATTCTCGTTAATTTCAGGTGTAAATCCTTCGGTAGATAGAGGTGGTTTTATTAGTAGATTATTCAAAAATGGTTCCCCAGAATGATTAAGAATAGACATTGCGTTATCGATGGTATTGTCCTTTTTCGCCGTCGCGGCATCAGCGGCATCACCGGCATTCTGGAGACCCTCGCGCATACGAATGTGATATATTTCATTCCCGCGCGAAATACTACGTGATTGTATTAAACCCGACACTTGCCATAATGCGATAAATAATATAATGACACAAACAAAGATAACTTCAATATTGTATTCCTTTAATGACATTAAAACGCGTGATAAACGAGATATATGTATCTCTTTATTTTGTATATAAGGTTAGATATTTTATATAAAGATATAATACAAAGATAATACAAATACTAAATGACCGGTGGATTACTAAACTTGGTCGCGACCGGCAATCAAAACGTTATTTTAAATGGCAACCCCAAAAAATCGTTCTTCAAGAGCACGTATCTTAAATATACGAATTTCGGTCTTCAAAAGTTTAGACTTGATTTCGATGGACAGAAGAAGCTTCGGCTTACTGAAGAATCGAAATTCACATTCTATGTACCACGATACGCGGAGTTATTAATGGATACATACGTATGCGTAACACTTCCTTCAATATGGAGCCCCATAAATCCGCCAAGAACAGCAGGCGATATGTGGGCACCATATGAATTCCGGTGGATTGAGAACCTGGGAACCCAAATGATTAAAGAAATCGTGATTTCAGTCGGCGGAATGACTCTTCAAAAATTCACCGGAAATAATTTGATGGCGATTATGGAGCGTGATATGGATAAAACCAAGCGCGAATTATATAACCAGATGACCGGTCACGTTCCCGAATTATATAATCCAGGTTGTTCAGGCGCACGTTTGAATCAGTACCCCAACGCATATCGAACATCCAATATTGCCGGTGCTGAACCGTCGATCCGCGGACGGAAAATATATATCCCGATTAATGCGTGGTTCACCCTTTCTTCCAAAATGGCGTTTCCTCTTGTGTGTCTTCAATATAACCAGCTTCAAATTGATGTGACGTTAAGACCCGTAAAGGAACTATTCACCATACGTGATGTAGGCGATTCGGCGAATTATTGGCCCGTCGTCCAACCCGACTTCACAAACCCCCTTCATCAAATGTGGCATTTTTTATACCCGCCACCCAGTATTGATTTGAGCCTGAATTCATACCCGAGTATTCGCGCGGATTGGAATGCGGATGTCCATTTGATGGCGACCTACTGTTTTCTCTCGGATGATGAATCTAAAATCTTCGCAGCGAATCAACAGAAGTACCTGATTAAGTCATATTATGATTGGACGTTCAATGATGTCACCGGGAATAAAAAAATCAAGATAGAGAACTCGATGGGGATGGTGGCGTCGTGGACGATGTTTTTCCAGCGGAGTGATGTGAATCTGCGGAATGAATGGAGCAATTATACCAACTGGCCGTATAATTATCTTCCATATGATATCATTCCGGCACCTACGGATGATGACTGGCTACCCGCGTCGTTCACGGAAATCGTCACTACTGCGAGTGATATTACTACCGATGTGTGGACGTCAACTTATCCATTTGACCAGTATTATTTTAACAAGAATGGACCGAATAACGGG